CATATAAAGTTTTTGCGTTCTTCAATCTGATACAATTGTCCTCTGTGAATGTCGTGCCAGCTGAAATACCAAGTATCTGAGTCTGTACAGCACCTGCAACTCCAACCGTACAAAGGTCAGAGTTCGACGAGTTAATCGAAGGAGATATAGCAGATGGGGGTGGGGAAATAACAGTGGTGGTAGAATCACTAGTAGAATCGACAACGCTTTGGTTATAATTCTCTGTGATAATTGGTGGGTTAGCATCTTGAGCGGCGGCCGTATTTGCCCACAGCAAAAGAAATAACCAAAAGTAAATTTTGTTTAGCATGATACACCTCATGGTTTTACTATAGATGATGAAAAATAATGAGGCGTTCATTACTGAACGGTAGTCAATACAAACCAGGTTTATATTATAGTCGTATTAGTATATATAAAGAAAGATCCCGCACGGGCGGGTCATGATTCCTCTAAATCAATTATCTTGTTTTTATTTATAAAAAAAGGCGGTCAAAACCGCCCGAAATAATAAATATTAGTAGTTCATATGAATAATAAAGAGAATAAGAATATGGCAAAAAAACTACAAGATAACAGCATACTTAATGATGCCGATCTGGACGGTGACGGTATTGTTACTGACGAGGAACTTGCTAAGCATGAGCGGATGCTTCAAATCGAGAACGATGATAAGAAGCAGGATGCACAAAGAGGAATGGCATGGTTCGCACTTGCGGGAATGCTACTTTATCCTTTTGCCGTCGTTCTTGCAATGGCTATCGGTCTACCACAAGCAGCTACAATCCTTGGTGATATGGCAGCAACATACTTCGTTTCGGTTGCAGCTATCGTGGCAGCATTCTATGGCGGTCAAGCACTTACAAGTAGAAAATAAAAAAGGGAGCTAACCGTTGACTCCCACGGGTCTATTTCTAGCGACCAACCTAATACTATATAATATAAAATGGGGGTTCTCATTAGAATGAGAATGTAACACCTATTTTAAAATCGCCGAAGTTAAAGTTGGCGTCAGTACCAACATTACCGTATGCACGTAGTCCGGTATTACCAATGGTGTAACCTGCGTCAAGGTCTAGACCTTGGAAGATGTCACCGTTGTTTAGACCCATCACATCAAATGTGGTTGAAGCCGAAAAGTCGATACCCCAGTTGCTGAAAGTAGCAGCAGGAGTAAAGTCAATTGCGAATTCATTCGCACCAGTAGTGTAGTTGGCATCCATGGTTGCGCCGATAGCAACACCAGTTGTGCCTAGTTCAAAAGCAGAAGCTGCACCAGCAGCAGCGACGAAAGCAGTAGCGAGAGCAAGAGTTTTCATTATTAGATTTCCTTTTATGTTTACAATAGTTGGGTCCGTTCTGTTTCTAGGTGGAACCCATACCCACAGTAGTTAGGCTGCTAGAGCGTAACCCTTAGGAGCAAAGTTATCGTTTGCATTTAGTTGAATTGATCTATACGCGATCAGCCGGTTAACTCCACTTTATCTTCACACCTGTCGATCCTATTTCGACCCCATCAAAAAAGGAAAATTAATACAGAAACAACTATCATTCCAATAATAATCATAGGACATGCAATACTTGTGTTATTGCCTTCGATTGGTGGAAACTGTTCAAAGTCGTTCATAGTTTCATTTTTCTCTTTTGGTGGAGTCGCTGGGTACCGCCCCCAGGTCCAGAATGTGTCCACGCCGTTTCAACGTTAACAAGCTACTTATATCATATTATTCAATATTTGTAAACTCTTTACTTTAGTTTCTTTTTGATGTGACATAAAAGGTACACCAAATAGTATACCTGTAATATTATTAGATATTCGGGAAAGAGGTTTCCAAGAGTCTCTTTCCCGAATAAAGATCCGGCCGATCCAGCATAAAGTACGAGGAGGAGATACTAGCTATAGGGCCGGAAAAAACGAAAATCATTGATTAAAGGTTGAAGTCCAGTTTAATAAGATCTGCATCCGGATTTCCTTGCATCTCCATCATATGTTCTGGACCAATTAAGCGATCCATAAGAGCACGGGTACCGATGACTAGGTCGTCGCGACTACCATTATTATCAATAATGAAGTCTGCCATCCAGGGTTCAATATCATTACTTTCTTTATCCTCAGGAGGAAGGTGGCGAGAACGATCTACCCAGATTGAAAGGTCAAAGATACCGGTATTACGCATCCATGTAAATTCGCGCTTATTGCGAAGACCGCAGTATATATCAGACTCCTTAAAGATCTCTTTACCGAGACGGGTAGGATCATCAGCGCAATAGTTAGCGATCAAATCATACCATTCTTTACGATGATTGTGTCGATCATCGAAACACTCTTTCGAATCTTTATAACCGTACTTGTCCTTCAATGCATTGAAGCATAAGCGTTCCGCAAGGAATTCACTCGAAGATTTAAAAGACATGCCGTAGAAAGTAGAAAGGATCTCAGCTACAGTGTCTTTACCATGACGACTATGCCCAACGAGAACAATCTTAGGTAAAGGTAAACGAGGAATGCTACCCGGTGGTTGATCATCAGTAATTTCAAACTTAATATTATCCATAGTAATATTGTACCTTATTCATATGATATTGTAAATCAATCATTGTTCCAGTCACCGTCCCAATGATAAAATTTATGTACACTGATCTGAGTGTAGAAATCCATCTTACGATTCCAAGAAGGATTCACCCGATCGGCATGATAAAAGAGTGCTCCGGCAGTCGGATCATCTTCCTGACCGGAGATAACAGTACCGGCGATATTCAAAGCTCTCTCGTAGAGATCTTTGTCACCAGGAGTATCACTGTATCCATCGTGAGTCCAAGAGAACTGGCGATCTTGCCAAACTACGCCACATACCGTATCAGGGAAATACTCATGATTGACACGGTTCATAGTGACTTGAGCAACTGCAATTTGACCGATAACTGGTTCTCCACGAGACTCATGATAGATGTTCAGAGCAAGACACTCAAGCTCTTTTTCGCGAGCCTGTACTTCGGTGTATGACACAAAGCCCACACCAGCTAGTACACAGGTGGTAAGAAAACCGGATGCTACATTTTTCAGTTTCATAGTCTGCCTCATTGTTGATTATATACCTTATCAAAAGGACAAACGAATGTAAACCCCCTTTATTCAATTTCTTCTAATTTTTTTATCCCCAGTGCCCAATTCTCTGCTGCATCTTCTACATATCTCATAGATTTATTCGGGAAGTCTTCAGTGAAGAATAGCCGGCCTTGATCATCAAAATATCTGATGTAGAACATTTCTTCCCTATAGTCTACGTGGATTTCACAGTGTCCTTTGTCCGAGGACAAATGTGTAGATAGTTTTTTACCCATATTGAATAAACTCCTCTGCCATTGGAAATATTCGGGAGATAGCATGTGCAACACAACGTGCTACTTCCATATGCTCTTTTTGAGTGCCATTACCGGAACGAAGCTCAATAAAATGTACCCAGGAACGTAGTGTGCCATTCATGTAGATATGACTCATGGTAAGACCTTCAGGAAGAACCGCACGTGCCTGTTCCTTTGCAATACCCTTGTCAATTGCCCACTTATATGCAAGTTGAGCTTCATGAATGATCTGGACCTGTTTCATCGCCCAGGCTTTCTTTAGATCGTCGTCATTACACTCTACGCTATTCTGTCGATTCTTTGGATCTTGGAGACGTGCTTCTCTTAGAACAGAGGTATCATCAAGGCTATCTGGGTCGGCGTATCGCTGTGAAAACTCCTGGAAGGAGAAGCTTCGGTGTCGTAAGATTTGCCTTGCAATGTCTCGGGTCGTGGAGATGCCGATTGTGACTGAGCACATTTCGAGCGGTGACCAGTGTTTGTGCTTGATAAGGTATCGAATGAGCTTTTCTGATGTTTCTGAGTTGAACTGGTTAGCTGGGTTAGATACTCGGGCACAGTATCCGATGAGTTCCATTGCGTCATTAAACTGTCCTTTAAACTCAGGTGCAGGGGTAGGCTCAACTACCATATAAGCCTTTGGTTTCAGATAACTGTACTCCATTAATCTTCATTCTCCCAAGCAAACTGCGATTTCTTCTCCTTCTTACGAGGAACCTCTTTCGGTTTAAACCAATCTTTTCCATTTACTCGAATAAATGGTTTATTGGTCTCTTCCTTATTAGGATTCGGAATCGTAACCATTGTACGCTTACCTTTATCGAAAGCCTTACGTTGGTTCAACATACGATCAGGAGAAGCCATATAGGCAGATCTCATTGCTCGTTTAGTAGATGTAGACACTGTACTGTGTACACCCGCACTCAATTCACCTTTACGTCCATTCTTAGCTCGAGTCATTATATCTTCTCCTAGTCTAATTTAAAGTCTTTAAAACGTTCGTTGACTTCACCTTTATCAAATGCTGGGGTATCATCAACTAAATTCTGTTCATCGAAGCTAATATCGAATAGCTTCATTCTGCTCCTATCTATACCGAGGACGAATCGTTTATGAGCAGTCGGATCATTGTATCGGTTCTTTAATTGCTTTACAGCGATCTGTCCTTGTTGCTCGAGTTCTTCGCTCGATACAATTGCAAACATGAGGTCTGCGGTAGCGGGTAGTCCAAAAGACTCGGACGT